TTTGGATCGACTCCAACTCCCTCTGTAAGCATTGTTCCTTGGCCAGCAACCATCTGCTCTTGCTTTGTCCTAGAGGTTGTAGTGGCCGCCGATGCATTCTGCTTTACCTGAGTCTGGTCAACTACTGGAGGAGTAACTGGCATTGCTGGCATTGATGCTCCACCGAAACACATATTATTCTCCCGCGAAATTAAATAACATCGAGTGCGAGTAATGCTTGAAACCCATTCTCTCCCACAACTTTGCCGTTCTTAAATCAGTTACCGCACTTGCGTAGTATCTCTTGACCCCGCGAGATCTCATCTCATCTAGTCCAAACTTTATCAGCTTCTTGCCGATACCATTTCTACAATCTTTCGATACAAATAGACCGACTTCTGAACCAACAAGGTCTTGGTTCTGCATATCCAATGTGATGTAAATGTTAAAATACCCGATAGGTTTATCATCATCATTCCTCGCAACTATTGATATCATTGCACCTGCATTCGCGACCCTCTTATACTCTCCAAGCCTTGGATTGTATGGAGGCAGGTCAACTCCAATCCCCTTTAACCTGTCGCACATTTCAATGTAATGCTCTTGGTACAGTTCTTTTAATTCTTCGTACTTCTCGTCAGCATCTTCCAACGCAATCGTTTGCATTAACTTCCTAGTAGGCTGGTCTTTTTACCTAAACTTAATTTCTCTTGTGGGATTCCAAGTTGGCCAGTGAGCATTGTCTCTCCAACCCCCTGGGAAGCGGCCATCTTCTCTTTATCTAGAATGCCCGTATCAGGAGCCTTTTGATTTGCTTTGTTAGTTGCCTCTTCTGCCAGTTTCATCTGTGCTTTTTGTTGGGCAAGTTGAGCATCTTGTGCTTGTTGTTGCATAGCCATCTGCTTTTTCTGTTGAGCATTGGCTTGTTGCCCAGCATAAATAGAATACCCAGCCATTATCGCACCAAGAGATAAAGCGGCTATAACACCCGCTTCCAACGTCATTCCCTTTCTTCCGCATCGCGGTCTAAAAGCTTGCTCCGGCAGCATTGTGAAGTGGTCGTATCTCATTAAATCCCCTGCATTATTTAAGAAGGTAACTCTAAGTTTCTTCTTGTTTGCAATTTCTCATGCTCAACGGTCATTTCTATTTCAGCTTCATCTACTGTGCTTGCATTACTTTTAAACACAGATGTCCAATATGTATCTTGATGCGCCAATCCAACCCTCTTCTTCCCGCTTAACGCCCGGATAACATGGTATCCAGTAAGCCTAACCGACCGATCGTCGGTAGTAACAGTAATGTCTCCAGAGCTTATGCATACAGAATCATTACTCATTGCAGCGCCAATTACTGCCACTCCAGCCGGTATCATTATAGTTCTTGCATACATACCGGAGTGAATTAGACTTGTTGTCTCTATTTCAATCTGTGGAAACTTTAATGCTTCTGATTCAAAATCTATAATTCTTTCTTGTGAAGGAGCAATCCCACTTAACAATTCTATCGAATTAGCTTTTATATTTACATGGTTCGATTTAGTTACGGATACTTGATTCTTCTTTTTGGTACGGGTCATATTCCTTCCTTCCCTTGTAATTTCCCAGTTCCATCACAATGTGCCGCTTCGGAGTGTCCATCAATGCTAGTACATAGGCTGATGCGTAATCAGGTGACCGACCGATCTTCTCAATGATCTCCTCCCTGCTTGATACATAAACCGTACTTCCAACCAGCTTCCATGTTGGAGCAGCCAGATCAGCCAGCAAGCCGGAGTCTGGTGGTAGACATATCCCAGTATTGTTTGCCGGGTCTAGAGCCTCTCGCATCCTCCAGTAGAGTTCTGAACGCTGGTTCTTGAACCGCAGTCTTCCAGACTTATCCAATCCCAAGGCAGACTCCGACACATTAACACCAATGACTTGAAGTCTCGACTCAGATAAGAAATCGTATGGACTGGCACCCACTCCGATCACATCGATATGAATCACGCATCGATCTCTCATTGCTCCGACTACTAGACCGGCAACTGTTGGCCCGTCAGGAGTTGCAGATCCAGGATAGACCATTGGAACATCGAACCACATTCCGTGCCTTCGAGCCAGTAGAGTCTTATCCTTCCCCGCTCTAGCCACATCGACCCCAATCGAGTCCATTGGAGCAAGCTTCTCCGGCCTCCTCCACCGCTTCATGGCTTGATCGATCCATTCTGTGGGGATCACTTGCCATGGGTTGTCTTCAATGCCGGCCTGGAAGTCACCATTCAGCATCTGAGATCGTAGCGGTTCTGGCAATGACTGCAACTGCGCCATGTATCCAGTGTTCAATAGGTATGGATTGTCACCGATTCTGGACGGAACGAATGTTCTGGACTGTGGAGTTATGCGCTCTTCATCCAAGTCGAATGGCTCGCCGCTTACGACCTCAAGATCCTTGCCGCCAACGGTTGCATACCACCGGAGTTCACCAGGCTTGGCCGGATTTGGGTGAGTCTTGTCTAACCATGGAGCAAAGTATCGAGTGATCCACCGGCCGCCGGCAGTGGTTGGAGGGTTGAATGTAAGCAGTGCCTGGCACGATTGGTTTGGTTTGGTGGTCCGTAACCATCCCATCACATACCTGACCTGATCCTCCCTCATGTTCGCGGCTTCATCGAATACCAGGAAATCGTGAGGTCTACCCTGATATTTCTTCTCATCGCCAGGGTTTGGGAAGGAGCAGAACTCTACCTGGACCCGTTGGCCATCAGGCCTAGTAAGTCTCCAGATATTGTCCTTTCCGTTAAATCCTATTCTATTGCCCAGCAGATCTGTGAAGCGGTCGATCACCCCGGTTAATTCGGTGCCGTTCATGCGGAAGATGCCAACTGTTTGGTGTTTGGTGAGAGACTTTCCTACCGCTAGATCCGTCTTCCCTCCACCGGCTGCGCCACCGTAACCAATAATGTCAGCCTTAGAGTGGTATGCCATGGACTGCGGGCCAGGCAGCGGTCTCCATACAACAGTGTCCGTTTGAAGCAACTGGTCCAGTTCAGCCAGTTCTTCCGGAGTTAGAAACCTTAGAATATCTGGATCAATCTTGATCAAGCTTCGACCTTTCGACTGCTTCGTTGATGATCTTGGCAGCCTGTGCTGCGCGTTCGTTGTTGGTCAATGGATTGAGAGGGGCATCTTCATCACCAGCAAGGATCGTCCGGTCACCGTAGACCTTCGGCAATTGCTTGGAGAGTATCCATTTCCGGGTATCAACCCTCAATCTCTGGTGCTGGACCCCGGCGTTATCGATCCTCCCGTCAGCCAGCTTAACAGGCTCTTGATCGGCGATATTCAATGTGTCATCAGCCATAACCTCAAGCCCCACTTGGCGAGAGTGGGCGTACTGAAGACGAAATTCTATGTTCGCATTACTTGCTAACCATTTTATAACTTGTCCAACGTGAGGGAAATCATCGTCCCGGCAGATTGATCGTAAGCTTTCACCGGTCTCCATGCGCTCACAGATTCGGTTACCCATCTCTTCAGTGAAGCTTGATGGCCTACCGACTGGATTCTTCCCTTCGGATTTTTCTTTAGTTGTCATGGTATTTTCTTGAAGTGATCTATTGATTGCGACCTGCGGGTGTAGTTGCAAATCTTTTGGACTCCCGCCACGGATATTGAATAACGTCTGGCAATTTCTGAGTAACTTAACCCCAGATCCTCTCTGAGGTCTCGGATGTGATCGATGTCATCATTACTCAATTTGGAATTATGATGATCCTGGCCAATTCTCCAGCCGAACTCGTTCACTGCTACATATTTACCAGGCTTATCACCCAAGATGGGGGGCATTGCTTATTAATTTGATTGCCCAAATCAATTCTGGAGGTGCGATACGGTTTCCCATAAGCCATTCCCGCCGTACGAACATGAGTACAGCTTCATTTTACACTGTTGAATTCATTACACAAGGCAGATAGCACTATAGATTCAGACCTGATTTTGATGCTCGAATCTATAGTTACAGTTTTGTCCGACAGAATGTCTCAAGGTAATTTGTACTTTTCCCTGCAATATGAACAAGCTCCCTCGATTAACCTACCGCTCCACTCCCCGCAAATGTCGCAGTCACCGGCCCGTCCAGGTCTCAAGGGTTTTCTTGCCGCCCTCAGTGCGTAATCGAGATCCTTTTCCATCTGTTCGTTACCTAAATCAGCTTCATCGCTCATCATCCAGTCCTTTTATAAGTTGAGTGTATTTAATCTTAATCTCCTTCAACTCTTGGATGGACCAGTATTTTGATTGGTGGACCCCTTCCAGAAATTCTAACCGTTCAGCACCGATCCTCCTCAATAACTCCTGGCGGTACGGGACGATATTACCATGCAGATGGCAGTTGCACGGCTGACACTGAAGGTGGACATTGTCCGGGTGGAATCTGAGAGATGATCTGGTGGAGGTCGGGAGATAATGTCCCGCATGGTTCTGGCCACCGTGGAAGCGATTACACGAGATGCAGGGCAACTCCCTATCTCTGACCCTAATCCACTTATTAAACGCAACCTGGGCCTCTTTGAGCCATGCCCTGCGGTCTTTATCTTTAATAGCTGCTCGTGCTTTACGAATCTCCGCGTTCTTTTCCTTCTTTTCTTTGTTTTCTTTCTTCTGTCGGTTGATTAGATTCAACTCGATAGCGCAGCCAAAATCACAAACTGCTTGCGTGGTGGCGCGGGGGGAAAATTCAGTTTTGCAAATTACGCATCGTTTGCTTTTTACAGCTTTAGACTTATTGCCTTTCATACTTCCCTGGAATGGAGTATTTCTTGGCGCCAGCAACGCAGTCAGGGCAGATCTTGCGGGTGACCTTGCCCCACTTGTTAAGCTTGGTTGCCCATAGCGGAGGGTTACTATAGTCTTTTGTTCTCCGGCATTGCATACAATACTTGGTCATGCCGGGTTCTCGGGAATGTTTTTCATATATTAGAAGCCTTCATTTCTATTCGTGCAGTCGCTTCTAACGTCTGCCAAACAGAAACTTTACACTGGGCTGCGATCATCATCCACCTCATCGTTTCGTATTCCTCGATGGCAACACGGATCGCGGCCAAGTGATCCTGGTACTCTTCATGAGCATAAGCGAAAGCCTCCTTCGCAGACTCAGTCTTTAGATCTGACTGATTCATAAGAATACTCTTCTTTGATTTACGGAACTCTTGGAGATAAATCACATTCGCCTTACACCTCCCATACTCCTCCGCGTTGTCCCGAAGATAGTCGAGTGCCTTGAACGGGCTTATTTCGTCTTTCATTTTTAACCTCTTTTGTTTTGACTGCTGTGTATTGAAAGGAAGGAGGGTAGACTCTTGATCTATCCCCCTTCTTCTTTGGCAATGGGTCGGGATGAACCGTTATAACCGACTCCGACACGATTTCAAACTTACGACCATGCCAGTGAATCAACTCGTTCGTCCTACGATCATGTTGAGACAGTGGTCCTCGACCCTTTCCTTGTCTATGTCACCCCATTTCTCACGTTTAAAAATAGTATTCATGTATTCTTCGACTAGCTGTGGCTTAGACTTCCCCCTCACCCTGGTGTTAGGACTCCAGGTCCCAAGCTTATTCAGAAAAGCGATCTCGTGGCTTGTTACCCATGCGAAATTTTCAGAGGCCATTTTATACTCCAGTTGTTTTGATTGATTTAATTGTGGCTCTGATATTTGTAGATACATAATCCTTACGCTTATCCACAGTATCAAGACCCATTTTTTGATTCCACTTCAACGCCTCGCTTGTATGAAAGTTCTCATAATGCTCCCTGCATACATTTGATTTGTTAACTACAAGTATTGCACTTCCCCTGCACGATCCAACAGAGCAATTAACAAACGGCCTGCTCTCCGGCTCACTTCCTCTTTGATTGTATAACATCATTTAACCTCACTCGTAATAGTCTAAGATCATCAATTACTTCCACTCCTTCCCGTCTTGCCCTTTCGTGCGTTGCTTCTTCTGTGTCGTACCAGTTCACATGAGGGCCTCTTAACTTTAACTCTGGCACCGTGGCAAGCCAGTCCGCACTAAAACCGGCCCACCCCTGCTCAACACAAATCTTTATACCAGCGTTCATTGTAAGACCTGCACCAACAATCTTTTTGGATATCGACTCGAATGCTGTTGGAGTTAAAGGAAGCCTCTTGATCTTTCTTATTGATAACCAGTCTTTTGCTATTTGATTTTCTACTCCCGCATTGAGAAGCATCGATAGATGCGTATGTATCTTTTCAGGAATCAATGAATCAGGAATCAATGAATCAGGGCGTTTCGCTTTCGTTAAATCAGCGGTATCTAACGGTGGAATAACCGTTATTCCTTTAACTCCATGATCTACTTCAGAAAAACCAGGCAGCACGCTATCCTTCTCAGTGTTATGTGGAGACTGATGCTTGCTGAAATTCACCACTTGAATTATGGCTTGACCAGATACAGAGTACCTCCGGATGAACCCAGTGCGTTCAAGTTCCGTTAGATAACCGTTAATGTCTATATTTTCACGGTACGGGAACGTTTCGGCCCTTACCCTCAATGGTCTATCTTCGAGCCTTCCTTGCTTGTCAGCCAGAGTCCACAGCGATATAAATAAAATCGTTATAAGCGGGTCCATGGTGCCTAGCAACTCATTCTTAAAAATGCTTGGTTTTATATTCCTAGCGCGCGCCATTTCGCACCTCGATACATAATTTAATAAAATCGTCTATGTTATTTTTAGCTATGATATGGACCACCATTTTGCCTAACTCAAAACTTTCTTGAGAAATACATAGGGATCCGCTTTCAGAAATATAAACTTCAGTTTCGCTTTGTGACTGTATTTGCTTGATTGTATCTATCATAATTAATATCCTTTGTGATGGGAGCCGGGAGCAACCCGACAAACGATAGCCGCAACGGAGCATAGGCGTTTCGCCCTGGTCCCATCATAAAAGATACTAGTTATTTGCATTTGGTACTCCGTTGACTGCCCAGTTTGCGAATCCAGGCAGGGGTGATTATATCAGTATTTTGCTTTGATAAGGAAAGCTTTGCTGACTCGGATGCTTTCTCCAAACCGGTTCTTAACATACACCCGCAAGCCTCGGTCTATGATATGGCCATCAGCCTGCAACTCTGACAACCGGCGGCTCAACTCAAAGATTCCGAGCTTCTCATAGGCCTGGATGCGAGTGACACTGCCGCGCTTCTTTAACCATTCTAATAACCTAAATTTCTGTGATTTCATTTCAGTCTCCAATTTTGAGGGATAGGTATTCTGACAGCCCTCATTCTTAATAAAACAACATTGACCTGACTAGCAGTCAATACGTCCGGGAAACGCTGGATACTGTTTCTGTGACTATATCCAAGCTTTGTTGCCGCCCTTTCTGCGGTTCCCCCCAACAATTCTATAAGGTCTTTTTTGTTCATCCCACATTATAGGCACAACAATTGTACAGTTGCAAGTGATTTATTTATGCACAATGGTGTTGCAATTCGTTTGGTTCTGATATATGATTTGGTTGTTGGTTGCGGATAGTGAGTATAGGGTGCCAGGGGGATGAAGATCCCACGTTAAGCCCTTCT